CATTAGAGATTTGTAAAAATCTAAATAAAACTATAAACAAATATACACATACAGCAATGTCTTCAGGATCAAGTAATAACTTACTAAGAGATAATTCTATATGGTCATCAACAAAAGCTTCAAAAAGCATGTTAGAAAGAAAATTAACTTATTTAATGAAAGAATATAAAATTAAAAAAAAACAATTATGAGTATAGAAGAAAATATTATTAGCAAAGAAGTGCGTCATAAATTAACAAATCCACATTTAAAATTAAGAGGATTTAAAAGTTTAGATGAGTACAATGTTGCAGAATTGAATCATGAATTAAGTAAAATGAATAGAGAAGACCTTATTAAAGTTACTGTAGGTTTTTGGCAAATAATAAAAGAATTATGATATATATACCTAAAAAAATATTGAATAAACTTAAGTTACAATCTGTAGAAGAGTCTAAGAAAGTAGCTGCTGAAGTAGAAGAAGCTAGAGCTATAGAAAATACCAAGAGATTTAAAGAATCTATGGAAGTTATAGATAAAGTTGGTAAAGAGATAGGAGAAATGAGAGAGTGGGCACCATATTGTAGTGATGCTAGTACATATATGCCATTTCCTTTAGATATATTGAAATGTAATAAACAACAGTTACTACAGTTACTTACACATGCATATGGTACAGCTGATCATTTAAGTAGAGAGTTAAAATCTTTAAAAAGATGTGTAAATGAGTAGAGATGATGTTCAAGAAAAAGCATTAGATCTAGCTGTAAAGAACAAAAGATGTGGATTAGGTATTAGCATGGGTGTTGGAAAGACCAGAATTGGTATCCAACACCTGTTGGCTAATTATAATCCTTTTATAAAAGCATTGGTTGTTGTTCCTAAGTTATCTGTTACAGATGCTTGGAAAGATGAGTTAAACAAAATGGATTTAACAGATAAATTATCTGATCATATAACATTTAGTACATATTTATCTATTAACAAACAAAATCCAAATGATTATGATGTAGTATATCTTGATGAATGTCATAGTTTATTGGATAACCATGAAAATTTTTTAAGTAATTACACGGGGAGAATATTAGGACTAACTGGTACACCTCCTAAAAGACGTGGTACAGAAAAGTTTAGAATGGTACAAAAGTATTGCCCAATAGTATATAATTTTACTGTTGATGAAGCAGCTGATAGTAATATATTAAATGATTATAAAATTGTTGTTCATAAATTAAATCTTAGTGGTTTACCTACACTTGGTAAAGTTAATAAAACTACAGGTGGTGAATGGTATACATCTGAAAAGAAAGATTATGAGTATTATAGTCAGAGATTAGTAGAAGCACAAACTCAAAAACAGAAACAATTTACAGCTATAATGAGAATGAAAGCTATGATGGATTATAATACTAAAGAATCTTATGCATTAGGATTATTAAGGAATATATCTGAAAAATGTATTGTATTTGCTAATACACAAAAACAAGCAGATAGAATGTGTAAACATAGTTATCATTCAAAAAATACTGACTCAGAAGATAATTTAGAATTATTTCGTGATGGTAGAATTGACAAGTTATCATGTGTATTACAATTAAGTGAAGGTGTTAGTATACCTGGACTTAAACAAGGTATAATTATGCATGCTTATGGTAATGAAAGAAAAACATCTCAAAGAATTGGTAGATTATTAAGATTAAATCCAACAGAGACTGCTATCTGTCATATACTTTGTTATCAAAATACTGTAGATGAGAAATGGGTAGATTCTGCATTAAGTGGGTTTGACTCAACAAAAATAAGTAGATATAATCCATTAATAGATAAATAGTATGGGAATACCAATAATAATAGTTTTAGTATTTATAATATTAAGACAACGTCAAATAATAAAAGATTATGAGAACAATAGGTTTTAAAGATACATTTGAAATAGAATTTTCTGGATCAGAATTTACTATACATTATACATATGAACCAGGAGAAAGAGAAACTAGAATAGATCCTGGATGTGATCCTTATGTAACTATAGACAAGGTTATGATATATGCTCCAGATAAAAATGGAAATATGATAGAAGTAGATATATCATCATTTATAGATGTAGAATTAGATTATGATTGGATGTGTGAACAAATTTTAGAATCATTAAAAAAAGATTATTAATATGGAAGCACTTTATATAATATTTGGAATAGTAATATACTTTCTTGGGATAATAACAGGAGTATATGCTGCATCTCAGATAGAGAAAGATATAGATAAAAGAACAAAAAAATGAGTAAGCAAAACTTTTTTTCTAATCTTATTAAAAAAGATGGTAAATTAGAACATACCATTAAAGCCAGGGAAACCATCTACAATAAATTTGTAGAAGGTTTACCAGAAGGCAGTAAAGTAGAAATCTTTGTTAGTGTAATAGGCCCTAAAGGTTCTAATGCACAAATAGCAAAGATTTATGTAATGCTAAGAGAGTTAGCAAATGAGTTAGGTTATAGTCTTGAAGAAATCAAACTTATAATAAAAAGAAAGACAGGATTATGTTTTAACAGAGATGGACAAGAATACTGTAAATCATTTGGAGATTGTGATAAAAGTGAACTTAATGCAGTAATTCAGAACATTATTGAGATAGGAGATGATGTTGGATCTAATCTACGTTAGGTTCTATTATAATAGGACCTGATGAGTTAGATTCTTCATCTTTTTCTTCTTTTATTCTCTTTTCAAGTTCTTCTTTTGATAAGTGATTGTCATTTAAACTAATTTCATCTTTCAATTGACCACTTATTTCATCATAAAGTTCTTTTTTATCATAAACTAAAGCAGCACCTTGAGTGATAGCTTGATATTGAATTTCTTGATTTAATACTATAATGGTTCTAAGAGCAAAAAATTTATTATCACGGGGTTCTAGTTTACCTTCTTTAATTGCTTCATCTAGTTCAGCAGGATCAGAATTAATTAAAGCCATTGTTTTAATTAAATCATCAGGATTATCAAACATAAGTTCCATTAAATATTCTTGCAACATAGACAATTCACTTTTAAATACTCCTGAAATAGGAATAGTAACAATTCTATTATCAGGTAATGTATAAAATGTATCTTTAGGTAATTGTTTTTGTAGCATCTGAGATGCTTCATTTAACTCTTTAGTAAGTAAAGTATGTTTATAATCTTTTGAGAATTCTGACTTTGATTCTTTATCTTTCATCTTTTAATATTTTATTTAATGCATGATCTGGTATAGTTCTGAGCATTTTACTATGATTGGAATTTTCCAAATATTTTATGTGATTTAATGTTAAATTCATAGTACAAAGATAGGTAAAAAAATTAAAAATTAGTATATTTGCAAAACAAATTATTTAAATCAATATATGTGGGAATTATTACAAAAAATCCTTAAAGACAATATAACACCAAATCAGTTATTATTACTGTATTCTATACATGAACGTATATCTGTACCTCAAATAAAACCTCTATCAGAAGTAGGTTATTTAGTTAAGGTAGGATATGTGGTCCAACACAAAAAACAAAATAAAACAAGTTATACTATAACTAGAGATGGTAAATCAATAATTAGAAAATATGATAACTATTTTATTAAAGCAAAAAAGAAAACTAACATTCAATTAATGGGTAAAGATTTTCTTGATAAATTAAATGAATATAGAGAAATATTTCCTGCAGGTAAATTACCTAGTAATAAACCAGCAAGACAGAATATTAAAAGTCTTGAGACAGCATTTAGATGGTTCTTTGAGACATATGATTTTACTTGGGATGAAGTTATTAAAGCAACAAGAATGTATGTTAATGAATTTAGAGACAAAGAATATTTATATATGAAAAATAGTCAATATTATATATCAAAACAAGACAATAATAAAGTAAAGCATTCAGAACTAGCTGATTATTGTGATATGATAAAAGATGGAGTAATAGACAGACCAAGTCATTTTAAAGATAAAGTAGTATGAGTAAAGCATGGAATGGACAATATACTGCATTTAATGAAGCACTTAAATATATGCTTGATAGACAGAGTGGTAAAGAGAAATCTATACAGACTCCTTGGCATAAATTTAATGATGCTGTAACAGATGGATTAGAATGGAATACTCTTACAGTAATTGGTGGAAGACCTGGATCAGGTAAAACATTAATTAAAGATCAAATAATAAGAGAATCATTTATTTTAAATCCTGCAGAAGATTTTAGAGTTCTTGAGTTTCAATTTGAAATGGTAGGTAGAACCTCAGCAATAAGAGAATTTAGTTCTATTACTGGTAAAACATATAAACAATTATGTAGTGCAGGAAGTGTTTTAGAAACAGACACATTTAATAAATGCCATGAATATGCTAAAGAAAGACTTAAAAATCCCGTGGATATTATATCTACACCTATGACTGTTAATCAAATGCGTGAACAAGTTGATATGTATATGGATGAACATAAAGGTAAAAAAACTATTATAACTTTGGACCATACTCTTCTAGTAAAGAGAGCACCGTATCAAAACAATAGGTTGGATATGTTATTTGAACTAGGGGAATTCTTTACGCAAGTTAAGCGTGAGTATCCTGTAATGTTTATAACATTATCACAGTTAAATAGAAATATAGATAATCCTGATAGAGCTGTAGATGGTAAGTATGGTAATTATGTATTAGAATCAGATATATTTGGTTCAGATGCAATGTTACAACATGCTGATACTTTAATAGGTTTAAATAGGCCAGCTAAACAAAAGATTAGAAATTATGGTCCTGATAGATTTATAATAGAAGATGATAAAACATTGGTAATGCATTTCCTTAAAGCTAGAAATGGAGATGCTCGTATGAGTTTCTTTAGAGCAGCATTTGAAAGAATGGAGATTGAAGAAATGGACACACCACCTCAACAACAAAGAAGATAATATATGACACCAGAAGAACGTAAAGCAAAAGTTTTAGAATTAAAAAAAGAGCATCAACCTTGGTTTAATCAAACCAATAATAGCAATGCATTATATATACCAAAGATGGCATATAGGCCAACAGGTAAAGATGATTTACATATATCATTCTTTCCTAGTGAATTAGAGAAAAAAAATGACATTTATACTGAATTTGTTAGTATAGAATATAACTCTGAAGATCCTAAAAGAACTTTGTATTTATTAAAACATAATCCTCATTGGAAAGAAGAATATGAATTAATTACAAGTAACTCAGGATTTCAAAGACACATAGTTCCTGTATCAGAATTAAAAGTAATAAATGATGTTACTGACAGAGGTCAAAATAAAATAGAAAAGGAAGACTTAGCTGTAGCATCAGGAAAGTTTGATGCATTACCAAATCCTGAAACTGAAAGGGATATAGTTGATGTGCTCAAAGGAATAGAAAAAGCATTATTAAGTATTAATCAAAAATTGAAATAGAATGGCACAAAGCGTATTAGTCATAGCTGACTCAGGGACTGGAAAGTCTACATCAATTAGGAAATTAGATCCTAAAGAAACATTTATAATTAACATTGCAAATAAACCATTACCATTTAAAGGTTGGAAGAAAAACTATAGTAATATTTCAAAGGATAATCCTAAAGGGAATATGACTTCAGCTTCATCTGCTCCTGGTATACTTAAAGCATTACAGCATGTTAATGATAAAATGCCACATATCAAAACATTAGTTGTTGATGATTGGCAATATATGAGCTCTTTTGAATATTTTGATAGAGCAAATGAAAAAGGTTATGATAAATTTACTTCCATAGCAGCTAACTTAGCGCAAGTTGCTAAGATGCCTAAAGATATGAGAGAAGATTTAACAATATTCTTTTTGACACATTCTGAAGAAAGCACAGATGTAAATGGACATAGAAGAGTTAAAGCAAAAACTGTTGGTAAAATGATAGATAATGCATTAACTTTAGAAGGTCTATTTTCAATTGTATTATTTGGAAAAGTACGTAAGACTGAAGATGGTCTTGAATATGGATTTGATACTCAGAACAATGGTGAGAACACTTGTAAATCACCAATGGGAATGTTTGAAGAATCCTTTATAGAAAATGATCTACAGTTAGTTAAGGACTGTATAACAAATTATGAATCTTAATAAAGAAATAAAATGAGTGAATTAAATTTAAAAACAAAAGTTATGTTAAACACAAAAGGATTACAAGCAGGATCTGGCAAAGCAAGACCAGTTCTAGGCCCAGGAAATCATGAGATTAAAATTAATAGAATTACTTATGATGTAACACCATATGATAAAGATGCACATAATATCATGTTACATGTAGAAGGTAGACCTCAAGGAGGGGATTTTGAAGGTTTCTTAAGAGACCAAAGTAATGAATCTTTAGGAAGATATGAAGGTCAAGTAGGAAGAGTGAGAATGTCTCCATATCCATTTAAAGATGCTACATTACCTAGTGGTAGAGAAATTAATAAAGATCAAGAAATTCTTAAATCAATGATTTTTCTTGGTGAAGTTCTTAATATGAGAGATGATTTAGATTCTATTGAGGCAGAAACAATTGAAGATTTCATGAATGAATGTAATACTTTATTCACTAATGGTGAAAAAGGATCTATATGGATGAATAGTTGTTTAGCATCTAGAGAATGGGAAAATAAAGAAGGTTATGTTAATAATGATCTTTATATTCCAAGAATCTCTAAAGAGGGAGTAGGTCTTGAAAATTTTGATTTAGAAAATTCTAGATTATTAAGTTTTGATACATCTGTTCACGTTAGACCAGTTGCAAAAAAGCAAGAGAATAATTCTTTTGAACCTAAAGAGAATAATTCATCAGGATCTGACTTTAATCTGTAATAAAAAATAAAAAGAGGGCTCATATCTAAGCAGTTCTGGAAACAAATACATGGAAACAATGTACTCAGTTCACTGAGTCCTCTTTTATTTTAATAGTTGAGGGTGTTGGATGGCATAAAATAATTATGATTAGCAAGGGTGTACTACTCTAGAGTGAAAGTAATTACCTGACGAGGTTATATCAACTTAATTGAGAAAGAATACCACTTGCGGTGCCAATTCTCAGCCCTAAACTATTTTTAATTATGATTAGCACAAAAAATTTTATATCAAATCAAAAGGAAATTGATACAGCCTGGGTGTTTGAGTTCTACTTAGATTTACCAGAAAGATTATTTGGACAAGATTTACAAGTTAAATCTATCTTTAATCCTTCTGAGAGAACACCAAGTATGTTTATATATTATGATAAAGGTTCAGGTCAATATAAATTTAAAGATTTCAGTTCAGGCACACAAGGTAGTGCAATAGATATAGTTCAAGAAATTTATAAATTAAATTATTCACAAGCCTTATTTCGTATAATTGAGGATTATAATAGTTATATCCTTAAACATGGAGAACATGATAGAATAGAATGTACTCCTGCAGCAAAATATAAAGTAGATTTTGTAAAAAAAAGAGGATGGTATCAAGAAGATGTAGATTTCTGGTTATCTTTTAACATTGGTGCATCAATACTTAAAGAATACAATGTATTTGCAATTGAGTATTATACCATGGTTAAAGAAGAAGAAAACTCATTTGATAAACTTACTATTAAAAACAAACAGATGTATGGTTATTTTGATAAATATGGAAACATATATAAAATATATCAACCTGCTCAAAAAAATTATAAGTTTATTAAAGTTACACCATATACACAAGGTCTAGATCAACTTACTTATACTAAACCTAACTTAATTATATGTTCATCTTTAAAGGATGCTATGTGTTTAAGGTATTTTAACTTTAATGTTGAAGTTATAGCACCAGATAGTGAAAATACAATGATAAAACCCTATGTAATAAATAATTTGAAAGAAAAATTCTCAAAAATTATTACTTTATTTGATAATGATCCCGCGGGACACAATGCAATAAAGAAATATAAGGAAACTTATAATATTCATGGAGCTTATTTAGAAATGCAAAAAGATTTATCTGATGCTGTAAAAGTACACGGTATAAAAACAGTTACTAAAGAATTAGCACCACTGCTATCTAAAACATTAAAACTATGAACCCTTTAATATATAAATGTGATTCTATAACAGAAAAAGAAATGATTATTTTACATCATTTAGTAAAAAATAATTTATATTCAGAACCTGTTGCAGGAACAAAACATTATAATGGAGCTTATATGACTCCATATGATTTTAATAAAATTGATCATCCTTTAATAAAAAAATATAATCAATATATTTATAGTGTGATTAATAAAGCATATGTTGAATATTGTTATCCTAAAAGTGATCCTATAAAAAGCAATAATAAAAAATCATTAATAATTAATGGTCAAGAATTTGCTTTTGAAATTGCTGAATCTTGGGGAATAATATATAATGAAAACCAAGGAGTTATAGAACATAATCACTTTCCATATTCATTAAGTTGTGCTTATTACTTAAATACACCTAATGGATCTGCACCAATTACAATTAAAGACAAAACTTATAATGTAAAAGCTGGAGAATGTATAATATTTTTATCTACAGATAGACATAAGGTTGAATTTAACAATTGTAAAGATCGTAGTGCTATAGTATGTAATATTAAATTATGGAAAATATGAAATGGTTTATTCCAGGAAATGTTCCTAGTTCAAAAAATAGTAGAAGATGGACAGGTAAATTCTTTATAGCTAGTAAAACTACTATGAAGTATAGAAAAGATACAGATAGTATTTATAAGAAGCATGCAGCTTCTTTTGCAAAAGAATTTGCTAAATATGAATCACCAGTATATGTATCTTTTAAATTTACACGTGGTTCACGTCATAAATTTGATCATGTTAATCCTTTACAAACTGTACAGGATGAAATGGTTAAACATGGATGGATTGAAGATGATAATGCAACTTTTATTATACCAGTAATAGAAGATTATAATTATGATAAAATAAATCCAGGAGTATTAATTAAAATAGAAGAAAATTATGAGTCTAAAAATAAAAGAAAGGATGCTAATAGCAGCTCTTAGAGATTCTAATGTTTACAAGATACAAATAGGTTATTCAGGAGGAGGTGATGATGGTTGTATAGATGATATAGAAGCATTGGATTTTAATGATGATTTTATTAAGTCAGATCAAATACAAAAAGCTATAGATGGATTAGATGATTATTTTTATGAATTATTAAATGAAAATATAGAATATGATTGGGTTAATAATTCAGGAGGTAGTGGTACAGCAACATTTCATTTAACTGATCTAAAATTTGAAGTAGATCATTATCAAAATTTTCAAGAAAACTTTAACTATGAAGATAAAATAGATGGCCCACCCGTTATTACATAGTAAATCTTCAGTAAGGAAATGGGGAGGAGAAGTTGAAGATTATATTCATATACATACTTGGTTTGATGAAACTAAAGCATGGTTAGGTAATTCTGCTCATAGATTATGGAGACATCATAGTGAAGGAATTTTTGAATGTGAAGCAAAATTTGGTAAATCATTTAAAAATTCAGACGGTAAAACCGTATATACAAGATATGTTGCTGAACAACATGTTAAAGAAGATTGTAATAATCATATTCCTACAGCAAAGGAATGGTTACAAGCAATAACTGCAAAAAAACCACCTATGTGGATGATAAAAACAATTAAAATAGAAGATTAGATGGCAAAAAAAAGAAAAACAGTAAAATTAACTTATGATTCATTTCATAGAATAAAAGATATGTTATCAAGTGAGACTGAAGAAGATAGAGAAGTAGCTTTAGAAACATTGTCTAATATGAAAACTAGTGATGT